AGATAACAAAAAGATTGAAATGAGTGGGTTTATTTTTACTAAACAAAAGTATAGTGAAGCTAAACAAGACAATAGTCAAAATGACTACAACGTGTATATAGTCATAACGACTACAACACAATGAAACGGTTCAAAGCCTGCTGAGGTGTTGAGCATAGCAACATGATCATGTGCTGAGGCATTGAGCATATCGACATGATCTTATACGCTGGTTCATCATGACGCATTGCATCACGTCACACCATTTAAATAAAAACCCCTACAGTCAGCAAACTGTAGGGTGATTTGATTATGAAAGTTTCTTATGCAGTACTACAAAAAACATAAGTTTGATATATGTTTCTGAATATCTAGATGCATAATCTGCGCCTACTGTATAGTTAACAATAAGTTGTATTTCATTATGTGAAACATCAACATTAGGTATCAATTCAATTGAATTAATTTGAAATGATGATGATGTTCTTGGGTACATTTCATATAATGTTCTTGTACCATTTGGTGTTGATACATAAAATGTATATCCGCTATGAAGTCTTAATATCATGTCATCAGAATACTGTACATTTTTGGGTAACACATTTTTAATATTAGGAATATTAAATGAGAATGTGTGCGTTCCCTCTGTTAGAGTGAGTGCACTTCTACCAATTGTTAGATATATTGGGGCATAATAAGCCTTGAACTGTCCAGAAGCATTACCATATGCATATTCATATTTTCTAATTGCGTTAGCTTGCGGTGGTGCAACGGTGGTTTCAGTCTCTGTATCAAACGCACCCGTTATCATATCATAAACAACACCTGAAAAGTTTTTATCATCATTTGATAGTTCAAGTCTCAAATTATCATTCATTTCACGTAATTTAGTTTCAGTTGTAAGTCTTGTATCTAATTCACTCCAATTTGTTAACGTGCTTGCAATATTTTCAGCTTTAGCAGCACTAACTGAGGCGTTTGTTTCTGCTTCTTGTGCAATATCTTCAGAAGCCTTAGCATTCGTTTCTGAAATCTTAGCCTTGTCTTCAGAAGCCTTAGCATTCGTTTCTGAAATCTTAGCCTTGTCTTCAGAAGCCTTAGCATTAGTTTCTGAAATCTTAGCCTTGTCTTCAGAAGCCTTAGCATTCGTTTCTGAAGTTCTAGCACGTTCAGCAGCATCATTTGCTGTATTTTCTGATTTTTTTGCATTTATTGCTGAATCTTCAGCAAGATCTTTATATCGTAATGCATTTGTTTCAGAAGTTTTTGCATTATCTTCTGAAACCTTAGCATTTTTAGCACTTTCAACTGCTTTCAGCATACTGTCCTTTACAGTTGCCAGCTGTGAGATAATCCAGTCAAGATTTAATTCATGAAAATTTGTATAGGGAAACTTATCGAAAAAACTCATATATATCACCTCTTTTTCTATTAGTATACCAGAATGCAGAAACGTTTGATCATGTCTTTCACAATGTATTCATAAAGGTTGTGACGGTCTCTGAGGTCTAATTCTTCCTCAATCATATGCTGAGTTGTAGTTACACCAATATTACCCTTACGCTCAATTGTGTCAACAACTGCTTTCTGTGTGCTGTCTGAGTGCTGTTTACTTGCTGTATATCTGTTTTCTATAGGGTCTGTACTGCTTTCATCAACTGCCTTTTGCTGATTGCTTTCAACTGCACCAGCATTTGTAAACTCCTCACTGTTGTATGCAGAAGCCTTGTTTACGGTTTCACTGACTCTTGCACCAACATTTGAAATTCCATGTGTATTACCTAAATTCTCAGTTGTTGTTACTGGGTCGCTGTTCAACTCCGTTTTGCGTTCTCCGTAGGTTGATTTTACAGTTCCGTCAACATTCCAGATAGGATTGTACTCAGTATCATTCAATACTTTATAGTATGCGTTCCAAGTGTCGAGTCGCTTTCTTGACCATATCCCCAGCATCGCTTTGAATGTTTCTGGGTCACTGTACAGTGTTTCTAATTCTATACTGTCCGCAATAAAGTTTTCAATGACTGTATCACGGTCAACGCCAGCTGGTAGCTGTAATTCATCAAATACAGTATCATCAAATGTGTACAGTGCGTAATAACTCATTGTTGCCCTACTCATAGTCTATAACCTCTTCATACATATCAAATCTGTTGTATCTCAACTCTGCTTTGATATCAATATTCATTGTCTTGTTGCAGTAGTCAATATCTTTCTTCAGCTGTTCAAACCACATTTCAATTTTTGAATATGTTCCAGCGTTATTAAGACTTGCTTCATCATTCGAAATCTGTGCTTTCTTCAGCTGACCGCCATTGTTTGGAATACCTATTTCAGCATTGAATTTGTTTTCAAGATCTGCAAGTGTGTTAAGTAGTTCAGGTGCAATAAACATATTTTTGAGGTCTCTTGTGAAAACGTCCCATGTATTGTTACCATCTTCATCAATCAATTGTTTATCAACCACCACCATAGGATTACCTGCCTGAATCTGATCATACATTTTCTTGATTGACTCAGCAAACGTCTTGTTTTTAGTGAGAAATACATAAGCAAGTTTTGTATTTACAATATTCATTCCGAACGATTCCCAGACTAATGCCATGGCATCAGCGTATAGATGTACAATGTCAATAATACCTCTCCAGTCTGATGTAAGTCTCAACAAGCATACTTCATTTTCTTTGAATGGAGTTCTATCAAAACTGTACTTGATTCTGTATTCTTCCTTTACAGCATTGTCTATCAGTGGTCTGAATGTAAAGTATGATTTTGGATTGTAGAACATATTCACTTCACCGCCAGCAAAACCACACATAGGAATTACCCCATACTGCGGTGTGCTGATAACTCCAATATAGCCATTTGCATACAGACAGTAAAGAAAATAAGAAACATCAAAACTGTCTGGCAGGGTGAATTTAATTCCAGAAGTTGCTTTCTGAAACAAGTATCTAGTGAAGAATCTAGCCATACTGTTATTGTGTGCATGTACTGTGCTCGGTGACTGTGTACCGTTGTAGACGTTCAGAAAATCATAATCAAATGTATTTAACGCCATAGTGTTTACCTCTCTTTCTTTTATTCTGCTGTGCTATCAGCATCAGTAGATTTATACCGCCACCATATGGCGGTGCTGGTGGTGTGGGTGAAATGCTGGGGTGGTATATAAAGCCCTGAAATCCCCCTATTGAAGCACTTGAAGAAGATCTTTTGTAGCCAAGACTTTTATAACGCCTTACATATTCAAATACAGCACCACCCCAGTTTGATTCTGAGCACATTATATCACCATTGTCTAGAATCTCTTCAACAATAGCAACGTGACCAGCTGAACCACCACCCATACATAAGACTGCACCGAGTCGTGGTTCCTGCCCTCTTTCATATCCATCAGCGTGACCCCAGTAGCTTTTAGCGTGACCATTACTAAGATTGTATTCTGTTGTTGTATTACCGAGTTCCATCCACCGCCCATGTACGAACCCCGTACAATTGCTGAGTACTGAATAAGTCCATGCTGTCGGGCTTCCTATTATCTGTGCGTTGTAGCCGTGTGGAATCTGTGTCCAGCGTTTATCACCATCAGCTGGTCTTGTAGTTCTTGGTGTATAAGTCATTCTAAATACATGCCCCCACTCATATAGTCAATGATTTTAGCTTTTTCATATGTATTACCGAAATGCACTCTAGGGTTCAGAATCTGAACAAATGCCTCCTGCCCCTCGTTAGGGTTCATATACTCAGAAAGATGTATTGCCATTCTGCATTCTGGAGTTCCAGCAATGGCATGTGTAAAACCACCATACAGCTGAAAGTAGCAGTAAAGTTCATCAATACCACCAAGTGAAGCGAATGTTCCAGTACTTCCAACACTTCCAGAAGTTACCCCGAAATTGTGCATGTATGATGTCAATGCACTGTTCAGCTTTGAAGCAAAATCAGAAATAGGCGTTGCACGGTCTTTTGATTCTCTAGAAAAATGACCGCCTTGTGAGTGCATTGCGCCACCGTGTGAAGCATCATATGCCCGCATCATTCGGTTAGGCTGGTTATAGATATACTGACCAGCTTGTATAGCCTTGTCTGCAATACTTCCTTTTCTTACTGAAAATGCATCATTCAAGGCATTACCTGCAACTTGTGGAATACTTGAAACACCTGAACCCGTTGAAGCACTAATAGCATTGTCTAGAGACTGTGCAATGTTTGAAATAGCACCCGTGAGTGCCTGTGTACCACCAACTGCATCAATCATAGCAACGGGTACGGAACTACCCATAATAGTGGCTGTTGCATAGATATCTTTCTGGATTTGTGAAAGCTGAATTGATACGCCTAACTGTGCGTTCATCTGTGACTGAAACTGTGTGTAATTGTTTACAGTCCATTTACCATACACTTTTAAAACACTTGCACCACTTGTAACATCAATGTACTGATCACCAATGATCTGGTCACATGCACCCGTAATAATAGGGTCTAAACCAATCTGACCATATCCACGTAATGTAAGTGCATACTGTGAGGCTTGTACATCAACCCATCTGCCATATCCAGCTTTCTGCGGGTGCTTTGGAATATCTGAAACGAGAACACGCCCTCTATCAGAATATATAGCAGTATTCTTTACACGATAGCCACTTACACCACTATTCCAGTCCAGTACACCAATACTTTCAGCACCGTTACCAGTCTGTGCAATGATCTTGTTAAGTGTGAATGGAAGCCATACACATGAAACAATATACTGAATAGGGTTGACAGCTGAGAAAGTAGCCATCTTTGAAAGCCCCGTATCACCAGACAGATCAAGAGAAATCAATGCATTGATGAACTGCTGAAGTGAAGCAGGTGAAAGAATGTAATAGGATACGGAACCAGCAACAAATGCACCGCTTTCTGCACCGTCTTTCTGAATTCCAAGACAGAAGCACCCGTCTGTAATTGTTGATGTATCAATAAATCCGTCAATCTTTACATCATGATATTCATAGTCTGCTGAAAGCACCATCTGATCATCAACAAAACTTTTATCAGTCTTTGTCATTAATGATCTTATAACATACTGTGAACTGTTCAGAATCTTGTCACGCCATGTAGCCAGACAGTCTTCAACAAGATAATAATCCCATATTGTGTTTGTACGTGAAACAATATCCTGAATAAAATAATATTTTCCAAGGTCTTCAATACAGCAGTAGACAAAATCCAATGGTGTGGTTCTCGGTGAAATATCAATCTGCATTACGGGCGTATTGATTGAAGTTGCCTCTTTGAACCACCCATCAAATGTGATACTGTTATTTGTATCATTTTTCGGTTTCTTTGTACTGTTATTCATTTTTTTAAAGTCTGTATAGAATCTAATTTTCATATATCACCTCAAATAAAAAGACAAGCTGTTAACTTGTCTTTATAATAACACTTAGTCAAGACACAAGACAATAACGTTTTCTGTAAAGTCGTTCCAGTATCTAGATGTTTCATGCCAGAAGTAGTTAGAATAGCCACCACGAGGGTTCATAGGCGTTGAAGCCTGCCATTGATTAATCTGAGTAATACCAATCGCTTCATCATCAAACATTACGCCTACAACATTATCAGAAGTGATTTGTTTTTTACTGATCTGTGTAACCGCATTTGCGTCCTCAGAAGACTTTGTTAAAACATTACACTGAAGCTGTATAGTATTAGGCATAGATGGTGACTGCCAGAAAGGTACTGTTTCATATTCACCAATATTCTTAAGATAATCATCATGGAATGTGTTTGAAAGTGCCATTGTTTCGGACTTGTTGACAAAATCTGAAAGCATATACAAGTGTAGCATGTTTCTAGGTGTGTGGCGTTTAATATTTACAACACCCGTTGTATCATTTGGCAGGTTTCTAGGGTTTACAAGACTGAAATGATATATACTGCTTCTGAACTGCAGAAGTTTCATTGTAGTTTCAATCTTTGCATATACCCACTGCATAAAGTTCTTGTAATTTTCACCTGTGTATACAGTCTTATCTGTCAACTGTTGACCTGTTTCTGTATTGTATTCGGTCAATAGATGAATTACTTGGTGCGCACCTTCAGCAAGTGTAGTAGGAGTGTTTTCAATTGTTCCAGACCATAATACACCACCAATAAGGTTAAGAAGTGCAGTTCTAGCAAGATTTTCACGGGTAGAAACAAGTTCATTTCTTCTTTCATTCATCAATCCAGCAATGTAAGCTCCGAACTCATTTACACTGCTGAAAGCCTGATCAAGCTGGTCTTTCCAGAATGTACCCCATGTGGAATAGGTTGCACCATCATAGAAGTTTGTCTGTACAACACCCTGAGGTCTGATCTTCCAAGGGTCAACGGAGTTTACTTCTGTACCGTTCAGATCCTGCTGACCGCTTTTACCACCAGAACCATCAATAACACCATTCTTGTATTCATCATTGTCTAAGAGATCTAATGACATGTAATTAATTTTTCTTACATGATTACCCCATTTGATAGCATCTTTCTGTAGACCTCTGAAAGCGCCGTCATATGCACGTGTAGAAAAAATAGTTTTTGAAAGTACCTGAGAAATAGCACTTGTTAGGATATCATAGTTCTGCAGAAGCTGTGTCTGTGCAACACTCACAAAGTTACCCACGTCAATTTCTTGTGCGTCAACACCATATGCTTGTGTGTTGATTTGATTTGCAACTTGTGCAATCTGATTAATTGTAGGACTTGCCATTTATATCACCTCACTTTAATAAATTGAACAGTGTATCATCAACTGTAGTATCATCTTTCTTGCCGCCCGTTGACTGTGCAATGTTCATCCCTTGAATTGCTTTTGTAAGTTCATCAATCTGGGCTTTCAATGCATCAACATTGTCTGGTTTCTTTTCTTCAGCTGGTTTATTCTCTTCAGCTGGTTTATTCTCTTCAGCTGGTTTCTTCTCTTCAGCTGGTTTCTTCTCCTCAGCTGGTTTCTTCTCTTCAGCTGGTTTCTGTTCTTCTGTGCTGGTCATTTTTAGAATTTCGTCTTTAGTAAAGCCAGCATTTACTAGATCAAGAATGTCTTTCATCTGCATAGTCTGTTAACCTCTTTCTGTACTGCTGAATAGTCATATCCAGCATCTGTAAGTCTTTTCTTTCTGTCTGCACCATTTCCCCACTTGCCTTGAATTACTTCTCTTGCAAGTTCAGACACTGACTTAATGTTTGTACCGCTCATCATAGCATTTACGATTGACTGAATGACAGTGTAGTTATATCCAGCGTTTGTAAGTCTTCTTTTTCTGTCTGCACCATTTCCCCACTTGCCCTGAATTACTTCTCTTGCAATAGCTTCATTAGATGTAGATGGTCTTGCACCATAAACGAACCCGTCTGGTGGATATACAAAGCCTTGGAATTTTGTGTTTCCAGCGTTAGATCTGTAACCACCATTATTCATTCTGTAACAGTTTACGACCTCGAAATAAGTACCACCGTAATTACTCTGAGCAACTGTGATATGATCGGAATGAATTCCTACAACAATAGCAACGTGACCATGAACACCATTCCAGCACGCAATAGCACCGAGTTTAGGCGTTTTTGATCTGCTGTAACCGTCAATAAAATGACCGTAGAATGTTCTTGCGTCTGTAGTTGGTAGCTTGTGGGAACCGAACATTTCCAGCCACGACCCGTACACATACGACACACAATTAGGGAGCGTGTGATTACCGTTGATTCGTAGACACGGATTTTTAGGGTAGTTGTAGTTTGGATCATTGATATCTGGTGCGCTAGTCCTCAGTGTGAATGTCTTCATTGATTATGTCACCCCCTGCCCCGTTTGCAAGTTTAACATTTAATTCTTTGATTGTGAGTGTCAATTCCTGCATGTTTTCCTGCATCTCATGCAGTTCCTTAGTAATGTAGTAACCCATAGCACAACAAGCAACGATAGGAAACCCAATACTAGAAATAAGTGTTGTGATACCATTAATATCCATATAACATACCTCCGTTATTTTTAACAATTCAATGGTGCTGGTTCCTGCCTTGACCTAGGCGTGTACACCGTTTCTGACGGTTGGTCATGTACTCCAGCACCGTTTATATTATCATCTAGAAATCCCAATAAAGCAAGAATATTGTTTGAGCTTCATATGTTTCAAAATAAATTCTCTGTGCAATGTATGCACGTAACAGTTTTGTTTCTCTTGTCTGGAATCTTTTGAGATCTTCATCTGTACCAAGATAATTTGTTACGCCCTTGTTATTTCCAAGTTTTACATAGTACTCATTTGTTGACTTGTGTCTGTAAACAATCAATTCACCAACACATACAACGGGTAGGTATCCATTCAGGTTTTTACTCTTTACAAGTCTGTCATCATATAGGAATTCATTCTTTAATGCTACCGTATTAAAAGAATTGTTTCTATTGAGTTGATACAGTGCTGTATTTGCTTTTCTTTCACTGATTGGTGAATCTTTCAGAATTGCAAGTGTCAACTGTCTGCTGTTGTCGTTGTATATGTCTTTTCCGTTCTTCTGCATTTTCAAGGCTTCATTGACAACACCAAGCCCCAGATACATAGGATTACCCAGCATTTCGGAGTTACTCATAGCAATGAATTTACATGGTTTTTCACCATTCAATTCTCTGTTTCTGTTGACTGTTTCATACATTGTATTGAATGTCTTATATTCATCTTTGAATTTTCTACCACCAGACATAGGTATAAATTCATCATATGCGATTATATTCACCCTTGGAAAAGGGATTGATTTTACTTTATAGAATGTACTTAATGCGAACAGATAACCACATATTTCACCCGTCTGTGTGCTTCTGAAACCTATAATACCCGTTTTACTTTCTAGAACCTCAGGAACAAAGGGCGGTTCTTTCTTGTACCATTTACTGCCTTTGACCCTTGTAAGGTCAAGAAATGGACTTGTTTCTGGTGTGCTGATTGTGTTTGCTTCTGTTTCACGTCTTCTAAGGAATATAAACATATTATCATTACTGTATTCATATTCTTCACCAAGGTATTCACACACTCCGTATGTTTTACCCGTACCACGTCCACCCGTACCGAATGTAAATGTATTTGTATTTTCAATAAGGTATCTCACATCAAGATACCCGTTATCTAAATATTTTACTTTGTTGATCATCTTATCACCTCAGCATCATTATAAATGAAAAAAGGTGCATATGCACCTTTTGATTAGAATGGAAGTTCTTCTTTAGGCAGGTCAATAAAGTTGATGCTGTAGCATGTTCTTCCGAACTGCTTTGATTTGTAGGAATAAATTTCTACACCAACAAGTCCGTCCTTGATCTGCTTGATTGCTTCATCATCATGTAGAATTTCTTTGAATGTATCAACCATGTGAGATGGTGTATTCATCAGCACTTTACGGTCTGCAAGAATCAATACACCCTGCTCACCATACTTACCCGTTGTTGTGAACAGTCCGTCAATCTTCTGCTTTGCACCGAAAGCGTTCAACACTTCTTCCATCTTCAGAAACTTGAAATCACCTGTTTCTACACCCCAGTCAACAATCTTCTTACCATACTTTTCTGCAAACATTTTAATTTCCTCTACTTTCTTTTTAATTTGCAATATAATCCAGAATGTTCTTGTAGTCATTCGTTAGAGATAATAGATAACTTACTTCTTTAATAATGATAAAAGGCGTTATCCGAATTCTTTTACCATCAACAAGTATATAATCACAATCGGGTTCATCACAATAGGTAGCACTTGTCTTACCACTGTTTTCAAATAGATACCCATCTTTGAAATTCTCTATTGTTTTCAGTTCCTCAGCACCATCTTTCTTATTGACTCCAGCCACTGTTATATGTAGACCTTTATGATCAACGTATGCATATCTCTTTGCACCCATTGTTTTAAACTTCTGATAGGTTTCATTTTCTTCATCTTCAGTCTCGCACTCATATACACCCATATAATGTACATGACCTTTAGGGTCGGTTGCATATGCACCGTTTTTCTTGCTTTCTGCTTTCAGTTGTCTGTTAAGTTCTTTAAATGCTTTTATTGACTTTTCATTCTTTATAAACTTCACACTGTCTGTATCACAATACACCATAGTATCACGTCCATTGAGATCAGCAATATCAATACCATTCTGCAGTCTGTAGCGACCCCATGCACTGACCCATACACCCCACTGATATGGAAGTTTGAAGCCTTTAGACTTCAGCAGGTCTTTTACTTCCTTGTCACTTTCACTTGCTTCATTACCATCAAACAAGACTGTCTGTTTAGCTGGATCTTGTGCCATCATTCCGTAGATGGCATTTAGCAATGCTTTATGGAGTGAGTATTCAAGTTCCTTACCCTCAACGTCTTTCAGCTTGGTTTTGTTTGCATAGTACGCAATGCATAGTTCACGCAGGCATTTCGGAAGCATACCATACTTTGAAGTGATTGCTTTATTTATGTGATATGTGAAGTCATACTGTTTCAATATGATGACAAGATCAATATCTGTAATACACATGTGCATATGTTTAGCTGTCAACACACGCCCATTATCATATACCGCACCATCAATATCAATATAGTCATTCATGCATAGATATGGAATTGTTACGTCTTCTTTTACCTTTACATCATAAATATCCAAATCAATAACATAGGCATTCTTTTTCATACAGTCTACATTGTAAAGATCTGTTATTTTTACTTTCTTGAATGGCGTTGTTGGAAACCTGCAGTTCACCATAACGTCTGGATAACTGCTTGATCTGTCATAACTCATGACATTGTCCAGTACAATGTTACTGCAGTATCTGTTAGCGTGTGTGTTTCCACCTCTGAAAGCATATCTAAGCATCAGATATACTTCTTCATCTGGTAGCAGGGTTGCAATTGCTTTTCTTATTTTCCGTGTTATGAACTTTGCATCTCTTCTGACGTACCCCGTACTTGTGTATGGAACTGTTGCAAGTGTTTCACTTGTAAGTGAAAACTTAACTTTCAAGGCTTCAACCAATCCCAGCACGTCATTAATGCAGTAGTGTAACTGTTCTTCACTCAGTTCAGTCCAAGGATATCTTATTTCACTGTAGTCAAACTTTTTACCACTCAGTTTCTTATCATCAACGCCCATTTTTCTGGTGAAAGCGTCAAGACCCATATTAGTTAGAAGCATAGAACACCTGAACTCTATATTGTCTCTGACTGTACATTTTAAAACTTTTCTATCGTCCATCATAAATACTGTATCATCATGTGAACCCGTTGCATGAAAATCATAAACACCTTTCAAATACTGAAACTCATAACTAAGGTTGTGAACATAGAAAACAAATGTTTCATCATCTGCTATAGCTTCTTTTATAATCGTTAGAAGCTGGTCGAATTCTTCCCATGTTCTGCCTATAATGATCATATCATCTATGCAAGTCTGCCAAATATATAACCAATTATAAACGCCATTATCACTAGTTTCGATGTCGTACGCACTGATAACATTAACATATTTCTTACCTCTTGAACCGCCTGTTTTTCTTCCTCGGAGCGGCGTTACCCGTTGACACTTTTGTAACTTCTCGGTGAGATCTTGTTGAACCTCGTCTACTCTTCTTATTCTTATACTGTTCACTGAACTCGCCTCTTAATTCATGCAGGTCTTTCTTTTTCTTGCCTCGTGCAATTGACTCTTGTTTTTCGAGAAACTTGTCAACCGTCTGAAGCAGTCTCTTCTTGCTGATAGTTGAAACCCCTCTGGTTGAATGACTATATTGATGTGCTAGGTCTATAATCTGTTCAGAAGCAATATCAGGCTTTATCTTCTTTATTGTGTTTACAATATTAATAAATTGAAGATACTGCTTGTTGTTCAGATTAAGACCCAGCTTTTCATTATAATCTTTCACTGCTCGGTTGTAGTCTTTAAGAACCTCACGTTTAGTCATGTGACGTTCAAACATTATTTCCTCTAGTTCATTGATGTAATACATGTATTTACGTCTTTCACTGTCTGATAGTGCTGTATCCTTACGCTTACGCATAAACGCCTTGTTGTAGACCCTGCTTAGATTGGAATATCTCTGTGGGTCAATGTTGCTTTCTTCAAATGACTTCAGTCTTTTTCGTGCAATATCTGATAGACCTTTAGCACTCTTTATAAGCTGATCATCTGACAAGTTACCTCTATAGAAATACTGTGACTGTGTGTTCAGCTTATACCTGTCAATGTAGTATTTACTTTTCTTCATGGTTCACACTCCGAATAATGTACGTGTCACCATCTATAACAGACATCCACTGTTTATACAGTCTCATTACATTGTACATCTGATCATATGTGCCAATTTCGTGGTCTTTTGAAAGTACCTTATGCAGGTACTTCAACGCTTTAGAATACAGCTTGAATTGAAGCTTTCCATTTCTGTAAACAAGTAATTCATACATGTTATATTCTCCTATACTTTGATTTTAATGCAATATCTGCATACATTTCAATTTCACAATATCTGTGATAGTCCTTAGATGGAACTTCACATTCTGAAGCACATTTGTGTGCCAGTTCTATGATCAGTTCTAAGGCTGGAGCTGTCATTCTCTTATAGTCTTCAAGAACCTTGTATTTCATTCGAACAAATCTGCCCCCAGCTTGCTGATATCTGAAAAATAGCCAAGATCTGCATTAAGTTCTTCAATGTAGTCCAGAACTTCAAGAGCAGTATCAAAATACATACTCTCTAAGTCTTCACCATTTTTTCTGTCAAATAGTGATTCATAAAATGCTTTAGAGAATTCTTCACCAGAATTCATCTTACCAACTGTAGCACACACTTCACCACATTTCATAGCATCTAGTAACTCATACAATGCTTTAACATAGTCTTCTTCAGAACCTTTCTTTTCAAGTGTTTCAAGTACTTCAATACTTAATGTGAATTTAATCTTTTTCATTTTACTTACCCTTTCTTTAATTTAAGCTGTTCGATAATCTTAACAAGTAAACAATTTGTACTAATATACATACAGCCTGCAATATCAGCCTCAACTTCAGTTCGTTGACAGTACATAATATATTACTCTGTTATGCATGAAAAGCACCTCATGGTACAATTTAGTTAATTCTAACTCAGTAATATTTTCATCATCTAATTTAGAATTTATTTCACAAATTGTATGTGCCATTTCACCAATTCTAAAATCCATCATGTCTCTCACCTCTCTTTCTGTGAATATAGTACAGCTTAATTGTGTAATAATTATGTTATAATTGTGTGAAATTATGTGATATACTTTTACACAAAATGCTATATAATATAGATGTACCGTTAATGGTATGTGAACTTTATTCATATGTTTCTATCCTTTCTGTAGCCCATCATTGCAAGTGTCAATGGTGGGTATCTTAACCAAACGCCCCTACAGTTTGCTGACTGTAGGGGTTTTTATTTAAATGGTGTGACGTGATGCAATGCGTCATGATGAACCAGCGTATAAGATCATGTCGATATGCTCAATGCCTCAGCACATGATCATGTTGCTATGCTCAACACCTCAGCAGGCTTTGAACCGTTTCATTGTGTTGTAGTCGTTATGACTATATACACGTTGTAGTCATTTTGACTATTGTCTTGTTTAGCTTCACTATACTTTTGTTTAGTAAAAATAAACCCACTCATTTCAATCTTTTTGTTATCT